GGGTCCGCAGGCGTTGAAACGGGGATGTCCGACCCATCGGAAGACGAAGAGGCTCGCCCGCGAGCTGGGCATTCCCCGCTACGCGGCGGTGGGGCTCATCGAGGGCTTGTTCCACCTGGCCGCCGGCCAGTGCCACGACGGGGCGGTCGGGGTGCTCGAGGACGCCGAGATCGCCGATGAGATCGGCTGGGACGGTGATCCGGGTGCCCTGATCGTCGCGTTCGTGGCTGTCGGATGGCTCGACGCCTGCTGCTGCCACCGCCTGCGCGTCCACGACTGGCCGGAGCACGCAGACCAGACAGTCAGCAGGGTGCTGGCGAAGCAAAAGCGAGTCTTTGCGCGTTGTTACGATGATCCTAGCAGCGTGCTAGCACGATCTGAGCACGATGCTGGCGAGCCAGCTGGCCTGCCTTCGCCTTCGCCTTCGCCTTCGCCTTCGCCTAGCCATGCCTTGCCAGAAGAGGGCGCCGCCGAGCCGGCGCCGATCGCGCAGCACCCACTCCTCCGCCTCCTGACGCCGCTGCCCGGGATCGATCCAGATCCGGAGCCCGACGAGCGCGAGGCGTGGCTTGAGACCTACGCGGCGGAGATCGAAGCCAACGCAGACGCCGAGCTGCCCGATGGAGCTGGCTCGAAACAGCGCAGCGCCAAGGTCGTCTCGATCACCCGCGCCAGGTGGCGGGTCTACCTGAGCGGCGAGCGCCGCTTCCGCGGCATCGCCGAGCGCCGCGAGCGCGAGCGCAAGGCCGCCGAGTGGCATGCGCAGCACGGTGAGGCTCACGACCGCGAGCTCGCCGAGGTGGGCTCGCTGTGAAGAAGCACACCAAGGCGAACCCGTGCCCGGTCTGCGAAGGCTTCGACACGATGCCGCCCGGCAAGGGGCGGCGCTGCTGGGGCTTCACGAGCGACGACGGCGCGTGGGCGCACTGCACACGGGAGGACCGAGCCGGCGGGATCGCGCAGCACGCGAAGGACGCGACCTACCCGCACAAGCTCACCGGCAAGTGCGCGTGCGGAGAGGAGCATGGAGCCACGGTGACACCGATCGGCGCAGCGTCGCGCGAGATCGTGGCGACCTACGACTACCGAGACGCCGCCGGCCAGCTCGCGTATCAGGTCGTGCGCTTCCAGCCGAAGACGTTCCGGCATCGGCGCCCGGATGGTGCTGGCGGCTGGCTCTGGAACCTGCAAGGTGTGGACATCATCCCGTATCGGTTGGCTGCGCTGACCGCGGGAGTCGCGGCCGGCGACCGCGTCTGGGTTGTCGAAGGCGAGAAGGACGCCGATCGGCTGTTCGACGCAGGCGAGGTCGCCACGTGCAACCCAATGGGCGCCGAGAAGTGGCCGGCCCACTTCGCGCGCTACTTCCGCGGCGCAGACGTCGTGATCGTGCGCGACAAGGACGAGCCTGGGACGAAGCACGCGCGCAAGGTGTTCGCGAACCTGCGCGGTGTTGCGAAGTCGATCCGCGTCGTCGAGGCGCGCACCGGCAAGGACGCCTCGGACCACATCGACGCCGGCCACCAGCTCTCGGAGTTTGTTCCGGTCTACCCGGTCGAAGATCTGCGCAAGTCCGATCCGATCGCGTGGAAGAGGCGCGCGCTGCGCATGGGCTTCGATGCCACCGACCCGATTCGCGAGGTGGACCCCGAAAAGGCGGTCCAGCTTCCGCCCGAGCCCACATGGCCGAACGGCTTCGCGGGCCAGCCGTGCGAAGCGCTTCCGAACCTGCGCGGTGTCGTGGTGGTAGCGGGGGTTCCGTCGGCCGGAAAGAGCGTGCTGGCGCTCGCGAGCGGAATCGATGCCGCGCGCGCCGGCTGGGACGTCCTCTACCTCCAGGCGGAGATGGCCGAGCGACCCTTCGCAAAGCGGCTGCGCAACGCGGTTGGCCTCTTCGGAAAGCCGGAGACTTTCCACCACGTCGACATCGGCTACGGGGCGTCTATCGAGGCGCTGATGGCGTGGATCGAGTCGCGCATCACCGAGCGCCCGACGCTCATAGTCTTCGACTCGCTCACCTCGTTCTGCGACCAGGCCGAGGCGCAGGATCCCGCCGACCCGCACAACGCGACGCTCTCCAAGCGGCTCATCATGTGGTCCATCAACGTGCGCCGCGCCACACACGGTGAAGTGGCATTCCTGATGCTCGCCGAGGCGAGCAAGGAAGGCCGCATCCGCGGGCGATCTGGTGACCACAAGGCGGACCTGGCGCTCCACATGGAGAGCAACCCGCAGTCTCCCAGCGTGAAGCGCATCACGGTCACGAAGGCGTGGGAGTACCAGACCGGGCCGCTCGGGGAGTTCGGGCTGGACCTCCAGAACGCGAGGTTGAAGAAGCTATGAGCGAAACGGATCCGCGAACGTTTGCGCAAGCGCTGCTGCGCGAGGCGGATGCACTCCTCGATGACGAAGGCAGCTACCACAAGACGGCATGGCGCGTTGCGGACGCTGGCTTCTTGATCCGCCAGCTCCTCGAAGGCCGCGGCGAGCGAGATCTGATCGGCCTCGACCGCGAGTCAGGCCGCGGCGTCATGCTGCCGAGGAAGGTCCAGTGACCGCCGCGGTCGCGATCTACCCCCTGAAGGAGAATGCGGTGTTGATCCTGCGGCGCTGGCGTCTCGGAACGGCGACGCTCGACGAGCTTGGCGCTGCGGTCGATGCGCTCAACGCCGAGCTGGCGAAGCGGCCGAGCGGCTCGGCGCCCGAGGAGGTGGCGTGATCTTCGTCGGCATCGACCCGGGGGTGTCGGGCGCGATCGCGGCGGTGCGCGAGGGGAAGGTCCTCCTACTCGCCGATGCTCCCGTGATCGCATCCAACGGGAAGAACCGCCCGCATGTGGCCGGCATGGTGGAGCTGCTGCGCGACGTGCTCGAGCACGCGGGCACGAAATCGCTGGTCTCGGTCGTGCTGGAGCAGCCGCCGCCGGTCGTGCGCTTCGGCGGCGCGAAGGAGCGCGCGGGCGAGAGCGCCGGGAAGGTCTTCGACTCTGCGGCCTCGCGGTTCGTGCTCGGACGCTGCGTCGGCCAGTGGGAGGGCGCGGTGCAGGCGCTGGGCTTCACGCTCCTGCTCGCGCACCCGCCGACGTGGAAGAAGGCCATGGGCGTTGCCGGCGGCGACAAGGGGCGCTCGGTGCTCGAGGCCTCACGGCTCTTCCCGGAGGCGTCGCTCAAGCGCAAGAAGGACCACGGGCGCGCCGACGCGCTGTTGCTCGCCGAGTGGGGACGCCGCATTGTGCTCGGGAGGAGCGCGGCATGAACGGACACGACCTGCTCGCCTCGCTCGACGCCGCGCTCCTGCTGGTGCGCGACCCGGCGCGCCGCATCCTCGCGCGGCATGCCGAGCTCGCGGCGATGATGGACGAGCGCATGAGCTTGCTCTTCCGCTACGGCATGGTGCACGCGGCGATCGAGGCGGTGCACGGTGCTGCGGCGCGATCCCGGGCAGCGTGGGGCTGCCATCGGAGCCCGGCGGCGGATCTCGTCCAGGTCGCGCGCGATGCGCTGGTGGCCGTCGCCGTGGTGCTGACGCCGGAGGAGATCGGGCGGTTCCTTTCGGAGCTGCAGCGGCAGCTCGACGCGCAGCACCCGACGCCGGTGGAAGGGGGCCCGCAAACGTGAACGCCGACCGCGCCCTCCTCCTCGACTGCGAGCTGCGCGACCGCTTCGAGCGCCCGCCCACCGTCTCGATCACGGTCGGCATCGGCCGGCGCTGGGCGGAGAAGTGCGCGCGCTGCGGCAGCACCACGCACGAGCCGCGCGTCCTCCCGGGGCGAGCCGGGCGCCCGCGCCTCGCGTCCGGCGACTACATCGAGCGGTGCCTGCGCTGCGGCTGGCCCTGGGAGCACGAGGAGGTGGAGGAGATCCGCGGGCGCAAGGGCCGCACCGTCCGCGCGAACGCCTCGGAGAGCCGCATGGTTCTCCTCGCCACGCTCCGGACCGCGATCTACCCGCCGCCACGGCCGACGCGCCTCCTGCCGACCCTGCCGCGCATCGGTGCGCGCGAGTGGCGGCGCGTCTACCTGGGGATGCTCCAGGTCCACGTGCTAGCAGGAGTTCCCGTGAACGGCCTGGGAGAGCGTTTCGAGGGCGAGCTGGTGCACCGGGGGTTCGGGACCAGCGATCGCACTGTGCAACGGATCCTGCGCACGACGCGCGGGGTGATCGAAGCGAGGCTCGGATGACAGACACGGGGGGACTTCGGGTGCTGCGACCGCGCGAGGCCGCGCGGCGCCTTCGGATCAGCACGAGGACGCTGCGCCGGATGCGCGAGGCCGGCGAGATCCGCGCCGAGGTCGAAACGGCCGGCGGACACCCGCGCTACTCGCTCCCGGAGGTGGAGCGGGTCTGGCATGCCATGCGGAAACGTTCCACGGAGAACGAAAGCGGCCAAAGCGGACAGGTGGCCTGAAGAAATCCCGGCCAAAGCGGACAAAGCGGACAGTGCATGGCTTCCATCCGTGGCGTCTCTCGGCTCATCCTGTCGCAGGATCCCGCTCGTCCCCCTTGGTGAGCCCGGTGGCCACGGTCGCCGGGCTCTTCTTCTTCCTCTGAAACGAGCTATCGAGCGGGCCGCGAGTTCTCCGGTTGACCCCATGGCGGCGCGGCTGACGAGGCCTTCCTCATGGCGATCCGAGACGAGATCCGGTGCACCGCGAAGTCGAAGCAGCGGCAGGATCGCTGCCTTCAGCCCCGGGTTCCTGGCACCGACAAGTGCCGGTTCCATGGCGGGAAGCGGGGCGCGCTCAAGCACGGCCTCGCGAGCAAGTACGGTCCGCCCCCGGCGCTGCGCGAGCGGATCGAGGCCTACGAGAAGGACCCGCGGCTCCTCTCGCACGTTCGGATCGGCGCGCACATGCAAGCGCTGCTCGACGTCCTCTACGCGAAGGCGAAGGACGACGAGGCGGCGATCGACGGCGAGCTCGTCGAGTCGCTGCGCGCGGTGCTGGCGGAGCTGCGCAAGGCGGCGACGGACTGGCACCGTCTCGCGGTGGACAACCGCTTCGTTGATCTGGTCGAGGCGCGGCAGCTCTTCGGCCAGGCGCTCGAGCGGGTGCTGCGGCACGTGCCGGAGGACCGACACGATGCGGCGCTGCGCGACTTCCAGGACGTGATCGGCGATCTCGGTGGCGGCGGTGGCGAGGACGAGCAACGCGTTCACTGAGGCGGTGCGCGGCGCACTCGAGGACGTGCGCCGCCGCAACGTCCGCTTCGTCGACCCGTGGGACCTGACCGCGCGGCCGAATCAGCTCCCGCCACCGGGCGACTGGCGGATCTGGTTCCTCTGCACGGGCCGCAAGTTCGGGAAGACGCGCGCCGCCAACGAGTGGGTCCACCGCAAGGCGAAGGAGCGGCCGGGCTCCGCTGGCTTCGTGGCCGGGCGGACGCTCGGCGACGTCATGCGGACGATCGTCAGCCACCCAGAGTCGGGGCTGCTCGCGACTCAGAAGCCGGACAACCCCTGCGAGGTGAAGCAGGACGCCCGGTCCGGCGGCCTGGTCGTCCGGTGGCGAAACGGGTCCTTCGCGGACGTGCACTCGAGCGAGCAGCCCGACCGCTGCCGCGGCCCGATGTACGAGTGGGGCTTCGCCGACGAGGTCGCGACCTGGAAGCGGGTCGTGGACTTCGACGGGAACACCGCGTGGGTCAACCTCGACTTCGCGCTCGCGGGCGGTCCCGACCCGCGGATGGTCGCGGCCTCGACGCCGCGGCGCGGGAGCGCCCTGGTCAAGGAGCTGCTCGACGCGGGCGCCGAGGCCGGCCGCGGGGTCGCGGTGACGCGCGGCACCCTGTGGGACAACGAGGCTAACCTCGCGAAGTCCTATGTCGCGTCGCTCACGCAGAAGTACGGCGGTACGAGCCTCTGGCGCCAGGAGGGCGGGGGCGAGATGCTTCCCGCCGTCGAGGGCGCGATCGTGACGCCGGACCTGATCGAAGCCGCCCGCGTGTCGGAGGCGCCCGCGCTCGTGCGCGTCGTCGTCGGCGTGGACCCGAGCGGCGGCGCCGAGGAGCAAGGGATCGTCGCGGCCGGGCTCGGCGAGGACGGCGACCTCTACGTGCTCGAGGACGCCAGCGTGCGGCTCAAGCCGGAGGGCTGGGGCAGGCGCGCGGTCGAGGCGGCGGGCAGGTGGCGGGGCGACGCGCTCGTGGCTGAGCGCAACTTCGGGGGCGACATGGTCGAGTCGACGATCAGGACGGTGGACCGGAACATCCGCGTCCTGCTCCCTACCGCCTCGAGGGGGAAGCACGTGCGGTTCGAGCCGGTGGGCAGCCTGTACGAGCAGGGCCGCGTGCGCCACGTCGGGTCCTTCGAGAAGCTCGAGGACGAGGTCTGCTGCTTCACGCCGGGGTCGTACGATGGCGAGGGGTCGCCGAACCGGGCGGACGCGCTGGTCTGGGCCGCCTTCGAACTGATGGGCCTCGACAAGGACCCCGCGGCGCTCTCGCCCGCGGAGTTCTACGGGGTCGCCCGTGCGTGACTGGCTGCGGGCGCACTGGCGGACCCTCGTCGGCGACGCGCTGCTCCTCGCCGGGCTTGCCTCCCTGTCCCACGGCGCGGGCATGGCATGGGAGCCCGCGGGCTACATGGTCGCCGGCGCCGGGCTGATCGGGCTCGGGCTGCTCGGCGCGACGGGCGGGCCCTGATGTTCGCGGACGCGCTGCGTCGCAGGCCCGCCCGCGCCGCCACCGGGGCGATCGACTTCCACCCGCCCGCGGCGCCCTACTACGGCGTCGGGCTCGGCGGCCCCTCGCAGCCGGACCACGCGACGCTGCTCCGGGAGTCGAGCGGGTTCAACGCCACCGCCTCGAGGGCGATCGCGAACAGGGTCGCGTCGCTCAACCCGCGCGTGGTCGTCTCGCGCAGGGTCGAGGACGGCACCGTCGTCGACGAGGTGCTGGACGACCACCCGCTGAAGGCGCTACTCGACCGGCCGCACCCGACCTTCCTCCGGTCGCAGCTCCTCTTCCTCGTCTCGCAGTGGGTCCTAAACCCCGGCGACGCCTGCCTCCTCAAGGTCGGCAACCGGCTCGGCCGGCCCGTCGAGCTGCACCCGATCCCGCCCGCCATGATCGCGCCCGTCGTCGAGCGCGGCGTCGTGACGGGGTACGCGATGCAGACGGGCACGGGGTCGCAGCGCACCGTCCCGGCCGACGTCGTCGCGCGCTGCTACATCCCCGACCCCGAGTTCCCCTGGCGGAGCGAGGGCTACCTCGCGCCGACCGGCGTCGCGGCCGACGCCCTGAAGTTCGCCGGGCTGCACCTGCGCCGGCATTACCAGAAGGACGCGACGCCGAGGTCCGTGCTGCAGGCGCAGGCCGGCGCGGCCGCGTTCAACCAGGCGGCGCTCGACGCGCTCTATGCCCAGTGGCGCAAGGCGTACGACTCGAGGAGCGGCGACCGCGTCGGGCTCCCGGCCGTGCTGCCGCCGCTCTACGAGTTGGTCCAGCTCGCGATGGAGTCGGGCAAGGACGTCGTGCCCCTGCTCGAGTACTTCCGGGACGAGCAGCTCATGGCCTACTTCACCCCGAAGTCGGTCCTCGGCCTCGTGGTGTCCGGCGACCGCTCGAGCGCGGAGACGAACCAGTGGGTGTTCGACCGGTATGCGGTGCTGCCGATCGCGAACCTGATCCAGGAGGCCTGGACCGCTCAGATCGCCCGCGACTTCGACCCGAGCATCCGCATCGAGTTCGAGCCCTTCGTCAGCGAGGACAAGGAGTACGAGCTCAAGCGGGAGGCGCAGGACCTCGAGCACGGAGTGCGGACGGTCAACAAGGTGCTGACCGACCGCGGCGATGACCCGGTCCCGTGGGGCGACAAGCCCACCGTCAACTCCAAGATCAAGCCCTACGACCCGAATGAGAAGCCCCAGCCGGCCGCGGGCGCGGCGGCAGGGCAGCCGGCGGGCGCGGCCGACGATAACGAGGACGCCGAGCGCGCGGCGCACCGCTCCATCCGCAGGCTCGCCCGCACGGGTGGGGGCGCCGAGCTGGCCGACGCCGAGCGCGCGGTCCGGAGGCTGGCGCGCAGCCTGGACCGGCTGCGGGCATGACGTACGAGGTGGTCGCGGTCGCGCCGGTGCTGGGCAGGCCGCAGAACGTGGAGCCGCTCGCGTGGTCCTGGAAGCGAGGCGCGGCGCCCGGCCGGCTCCTCTTCGTGGCGGAGCCGTCGGACGAGGCCGAGGTGGCGGAGATCCGCAGGGCGCTCGACGACAGGGTGCACCTGCTCCTCGCGCCCGAGGGCTGCCGCTCCTGGGCGTCCAAGGTGAACCTGGCGTACCGCCGGACGGACGAGCCCTGGCTGCTGCTCGCGGCCGACGACGTGCGGTTCTGGGCCGGGTGGTGGGACCAGACGTCCGGGCTGCGGGCGGACCCCGCGGCCGGCGTCATCGGCACCAACGACCTCGGCAACCCGCGCGTCATGCGGGGCGAGCACGCGACGCACCCGTTGGTCCGCCGCGTGTATGCGGACTCGCAGGGCACTATCGACCGGCCCGGCGAGGTCTGCTGCGAGGAATACCGACACTGGTTCGTCGACGACGAGCTGGTTCGGACGGCGAGGGCGCGCGGCGCGTTCCGTCCCTGCCTTGGCGCGGGGGTCGAGCACCTGCACCCGATCTGGGGCCGCGGGCAGGTGGACGACACCTACATCCTCGGCCAGTCCTTCGTCGAGCAGGACAAGGCGACGTGGGAGCGGCGGCTCGAGCGGATCCAGGCCCTCGAGGAGTCGCTATGAGCGGGCGCGGCATGCTCCCGCTGAGCACCGAGACACTCGACAGGGTGCAGGCCGCGACCTTCCGCTATCGGTGGAAGGGGCTGCCGCTCATCAAGTCGCCTTTCGACCTGGCGCTCATCCCGCTGCTGATCGGCGCGTTGCGGCCGTCCACGATCCTCGAGGTCGGGACCCACCGAGGCGGCAGCGCCCTGTGGATGAGGGACATGGCCGATGCGCTGGGCGTCGCGTGCCACGTGCACTCCGCGGATCTGCGGCCGCCTGAGGAGTGGTACGACAACATCACCTTCCATCGCGGCGACGCGAACGGGGAGCCTTTCCGGCCCTGCATCATCGAGCACCTGCCGCGGCCCTGGTTGGTGGTGGAGGACTCGGCCCACACCTATTTCGCGACGCTCAACGTCATGCGGTTCTTCGACCGCTGGCTGCGCGAGGGCGACTACCTGATCGTCGAGGACGGCATCGTGACCGCACTGGACGAGGCGCCCCGCTTCGATGGCGGCCCGCTCCGCGCGATCCACCAGTTTCTGAGCGAGACCGACGGCGATTACCAGATCGACCGGTCCATGACCGACTTCTGGGGCAAGAACCTGACCTGGAACCCCGACGGTTACATCGCGAGGGTCAAGTGCACCGCTCGGTGATGGACTTCGTGGCCGGGCTGGCCCCGACCCTCGAGGGGCCGGTGCTCGAGGTGGGCAGCGCGGACGTCAACGGCTCGGTGCGCGGGCTGCTCCCGCAGGAGGGCTACGTCGGCGTCGACCTGGCGCCCGGCCCGGGCGTGGACACGGTCGCGGACGCGGCCGACCTGCCGTTCCCCGACGGGTCGTTCGCCACCGTGGTCTCTACCGAGATGCTGGAGCACGCGCTGGATCCGGTGGCCTGCGTCGCCGAGATGGCCCGCGTGCTGCGGCCGGGCGGCCGGATCGTGCTGACGGCGCGGTCGCCGGGCTTCCCGTTCCACAACCCGCCGGACCGCTGGCGGTTCATGGCGGGGACTCTGACGGAGCTGCTCGCGGGGATGGGCCTCGAGGGCGCACTGGAGGAGGCGGACCCGCAGGTGCCGGGCCGCTTCGCGACCGCGGGAAAGGCGGGGGCATGAGCAGGTTTGGCCGGAGGCTGCAGAGGATCCGCGGCGCGCAGCAGGCGCAGCAGGAGAGGGCCAACCCGTTCGATGGCCTCTGCGTCGCGATCGGGACGCCCTCGGGCTCGGACGACGTGTCCGGCGTCTACTGCAGGTCGGTCGTCAGGGCGGTCGCGTACTGCCTGGGCCTCGGGATCAGGGTCTCGCACGAGATCGCCTCCTACTCGGTGCTCCCGCTCGCGCGTCAGATCCTGGTGCAGAGGGCCATCGAGGCGGGCTCGACCCACATCGTCATGATCGACGACGACATGGAGTTCGCGCCCGAGGTGGTGCCGCTGCTGGTGTCGCGCGGGTTGCGCATCGTCGCCGCCAACTGCATGGCCCGGAGGAAGCCACACTACCTGACCGCCCGCCGCGATGACGGGACCGAGATCCCGACGGACGCGGGCAGCACCGGCGTCGAGCGCGCCGCGCGCGTGGGCACTGGCGTCATCTGCATCCGGACCGACGTGTTCCGGGAGATCGCGCTCCCGTGGTTCGAGTTCAAGTGGACGCCGGAGAAGGGGATCTTCACCGGCGAGGACTTCGCGTTCTGCGACAAGGCCCGCGCGGCGGGGTTCGACATCTGGGTGGACCACGACGCGTCGAAGCTCGTCGTCCATTGGGGCCAGTTCGGCTACCAGCCACAGATGCGCGCCGACTTCGTGCAGGTCCAGGAGGAGGCCGCGAAGATCGCGGCCGCAAGGGGGGAGTGATGCCCGAGCAGGCCCAGGCCCGCGTCCGCTTCGCCGATATCGAGCGGGCGGAGATCAACATGCAGACCGGCGAGTTCCCGATGGTGCTCGCCAGCGACGGGGAGGCCAGCGACGGAGACATCCTCTCCATCGAGGGCGCGGTGTTCGGCGAGCGCGCGCCGCTCCAGGTCTCCCACATCAACGACCCGCGCGCGACGGCCGGCAGCGTCACCGGCTTCCGCCGCGACCTGACGTCGTCGCCGAAGAAGCTCCGCGCGAAGGGCCGGATCGAGCTGGGCGGCGAGGGCCCCGCGGCCGACATCCGCCGCGACCTGGCCTACATGATCCAGCAGGGCCACGTGACGGGCATCAGCGTCCGGTGGGAGCCGATCGAGTACACGCGGCGCATCAACCTCCCGTCCGACCACCACGCCTACGTCAACGCCGAGTCCGAGAAGGACTGGCGCAAGCGGTACGGCTACTTCCACAAGAAGTGGCGCGTGCAGGAGGGCTCGATCGTCGCGGTGCAGGCGGACAAGGAGTGCCTGGTCGGCCGCGCCGCCGAGACGCAGGGCGCCGTCTCCGCCTTCTGGACCGAGATGGCGAAGCACGTCGAACCGCGCGAGGCGATCGAGCTGGCGGGGCTGCCCTCCGAGCCGCCGGCCGAGGACGCGGGCGGGGCGGACGCGCGCGTGACCGCTCCGCCGTCTCCCGACTCCCTCAAGGCCGCCTTCGCGGCGCAGGTGCGGGAGCTGGCCGCGGCCGGCTTCACCGCCGACGACCTCTCCACCATCGTCGCGGAGCAGTCCGCGCCCGCTCCCCCGAGCGCGGCGCAGCTCGCCTCCGCGCTCGAGGCCGCCACCCGCGAGATCGAGGCGATGCGCGCGGAGCTGGCGGAGATCAAGGACCGTGGAACGGGCGAGCCGGTCCCGCCGTTGCGTAGCGTCGCCGCCATCGTCGTCCACCTGGAGTCCATGCTCGAGGCCCGGAACCGCCGGGCCCTGGCCGCCGCGCAGGCGCTGATCGAGAAGAAGCTGGGCCGGGTCTCCCCCGAGATCCAGGGCTTCCGGGACGCCGCCCACGCGGAGGTCCAGAAGCTCCTCGAAGACGAGCGCGCGAGGGGGAACAAGGACCTCTCCGAGCTCGTCGCCACCCTCGAGGGCGCGGGCAGCGCGAGCGAGCGCGCCGTCGCGATCGACGGGGTGCTCGGGCGCATGGAGTCCATGATCGAGGCCGCGCGCAAGAAGCTCGCGGCCCAGGAGTGAACAGGAACATGACCACGAAGAACCAGGACCCCACCGTCCTCGGCGGACCGGACGCCGGGGAGCGCGCAGCGCGCGTCGAGGCGGCGCTCCACGCGAAGCTCGACGCCATCGCGCAGCGGCACGAGGACAAGGTGCTCGAGGGCATCGCGGGGCTCATCGCCAAGTACGAGGCGCCCGACCGCAGGCTCGTGCCGGACGCCCCCAAGGCGTACGGCGAGGGCGCGCGCCTCTCCCGCCCGTGGGACTCGAGCCCCGAGCGGATGCGCCTGCCCGACCAGGAGCGCCGCCTCCGCTGCGCGGACGGCGACTTCTGGATGGTGCAGTGGCTGCGCTCGGTGAAGGACAAGGACTTCGCCGGGCGGGTGCAGGCGGACGCGCGGCTGACGCAGGTCTTCCCGGACCTGTACCGCGCCGACACCCTCGAGGGCACGGCCGACGGCGCGGGCGGCTACGCCTCCGGCACCGGCGGCGTCCTGCTTCCGCGGCCGCTCGAGAACCTGATCACCATCAACCTCGCGAAGATCGCGAAGATGGCGAAGCTCGCGCGCCCGTACACCATGACGGCGCAGGAGCACGGGGTCCCGACCGCGGCGGCCGCGACGGCGTACATGCAGGGCGAGGCGACGTCGCCGCTGACCGGCGGCGAGCCCACGCTCGCGCAGGCGCCGCTGGTCGCCAACGAGGCGATCGGCCGCCTGATCCTCGGGAAGACCTTCCTCGAGGACCAGGCCGCCAACGTCGTGCCGGTGTTCGTGGAGCTGATGGCCGACGCGCTGGCGGAGCTGGAGGACGCGGAGATCCTGCGCCTCGGCACCGGCACCGCGCCGCACCTGACCCGCTTCACGGCCACGGCGTTCACCGAGACCACCTCGGGCAGCTACGGCGTCGGGGACGCGATGCGGCAGTACCGCCTGCTCCCGCAGCGGTACCGGACGAACGCGATCTGGCTGGTCGGCGGCACGCTGCTCGGCCTGCTCTCGAACGTCCGCGACGGGATGGGCCGGCCGTTCTACACGAGCCTGCTCGACCCGCCGCAGGTGCTCGACGACACGGCCGAGGGCGCACGCCTGGCGGGCGCGGTCGGCTTCCTCTTCGGCAAGCCGGTCCACGAGGTCGACATGACCGCCGGCGAGATCTACTTCGGCGACTTCTACCGGAACTACGCGTTCGGTCGTCGCCGGGGAATCACCGTCGAGGCGTCGGGCGACTTCCTGTTCGACACCCGCCGCATGATCTGGCTCATCAGCCAGCGCATCGCCGGGAACAACGTCGACACGGCGGCCGGCCAGCTCTGCGCGGGGATCACCGCCTGCACGAGCGTCTAGCCGGACGTCACCCCGGCTAGTCGAGGGACGGGGCGGGCCGCTTCCGCCATGGCGGCCCGCCCCCAATCCCACCACTTCACCCGATCCCCTCCGGAGGGAACGGAATGAGCGATCTCGACACCTTCAAGGACATCAAGCGGGCGGTGGACGGCTGCCCGGGCGACCCCGCATCCATCTCCAAGGCGGTGGCGCGCGTGCGAGAGATCGTGGCCATGCCGGCCGCGCCCGCGCCAGAGCCGCCGACCGAGCCCGAGCCGCCGACCGAGTCGCCGACGCAGAACGAGCTCCGTGGCGAGAAGGCCGGCCGCGACCGCAAGGACCGCGCGGGCCGGGACCGCTCGGAGCACTAGGTGCCGGTCTCGTTCGCGACGCCGCCGCGGACCCGGCTGCTCTCCACCGTCGCGCGCGCGGCCGCACGCCTCGGCGTGGCTGGCGAGGACGCGAAGATCGCAGCGCTGCTCGCCGCAGCCAGCGACGAGGCGGCCGAGGTGCTGGGCTACGGATGCGTGCGCGCCGAGGTGCTCGAAACCCTCGAGGCGAGCGGCACTGGCGACGACCGGGTCCTCTCGTGGGGACCCGTGCTCGAGCTGGTGTCCATCAGCCACCTCGGCGGCGCTCGGGACCTCTCCGACTTCGCGCTCGTGAGCCCTACCGCTGGGTTGCTCCGTTCCTTCGGGGGCTGGGGCGGCGACGGGCAGCAGTCGCGACGGTTGGACTGGTCGGCCCGCTATTGGGCTGGCTGGCTGACCCCGGCCGACGACGTGTCCTCGAACGCGGTGACCTACTCCTCCGCGGGCACGGTCACGCTCGGCGATGCGGAGTGGCCTCTGCTTCGGCCGGGCGACGTCGTGATGGGCGGGGTCTCGACGCTGACCGTCGTCGAGCGCGTCTCGAGCGCTCGGATCGCCGTCGCGGAGTCTCTCTCGGACCTCGAGGTGACCGCCGGCACCGTTTTCCTATGCTCGACGCTGCCGCTCGACGTCGAGCAGGCGGTGATCGAGCGCGTTGGGGACCTGCGGAGCGGCACCACGGCCTCGGCCGGCGGGGCCGTTACCTCGATCGAGGCGGACGGCGTCCGGAAGACCTTCAGCACGTCGAGCACGGGGACGACGCGCGTCTCGGCCTACGACCAGAGCCTGCGGCGGCGGGCGAGGATCCCGTTGTGATTCGCAGCCACACCGACAGCGCGGGTGCCCGGTGAGCCTCGCGACGGTGATCGAGGAGCTGGCCGCCGACTCCGAACTCGGGCGCGTGGGGACGATCACCTGGCCCTCGACGGCCGGCTACGACCCGGCGACGCGAACGGTTGGCGCTGGCTCGCCGCCGGCGCCGGCCGCGGTGCAGGGCATCCTCCAGAATGCTCGAACCGAGGCGGTCGACGGCGTCTCGATCCTGCCGGGCGACCGGACGTTCATGATCGCGGCGAGTGCGGTGGCGCAGCGCCCGCTCGAGGGTGGGACCGTGACCTTCGGGTCGGACGTCTACTCGATCGTCGGCGTCAAGGAGAAGAACGCCGCGACGCTACTTGGCTACGTCCTGATCTTGCGGGCACCGAGGCCGTAGGTGGACAACCTGGCCGAGTTCGAGGACGAGTCGAAGCGCGTGGTCGAGTCCGTGAGAGACACGCACGTCGCCTCGGTGAGACGGCTCGCGGCCTCGGGCATGGCCTTCAATGTCGAGGAGAGCCGCGTCCGCTACGGCTACTGGCGCGCCGGCCACGCGCTCGGGATCGGCGTCGACCGGCCCGTGAAGTTCATTTTCGAGCACCCCGACCGGCCGTCCTCGGAGGGGCCGTATCCGAAGCGCGAAAGCCCGCTTCCGGCGCCAGACCCCGGGGAGATCGCATCCGCGGTGCAAGAGATCGCGTTCTCGGAGCCCGTCGTGTTCTACAACAACGTCGCGCACTCGGTGATCGTCGAGGAGCATCTAGGGGATCACGTCTACCAGCGCGGCTCGGATCGGATCGCTGCCCAGGCCGAGGACGAGGCGCGCCGGATCCAGGCCGAGCTCGACCTGGTGCTCTAGGTGCCTACTCCCGAGGCGGCGCGGACGGCGATCACGACGTGGTTCGGGCCGGCCTTCGCGGCGAAGATGACCACCCGCTCGCTGACGGTTCCGATCCTATGGCCCGGCGATAAGCGCGCGACGGCTCCCGCGGCTCCGTTCGCGAGGTTCGCGTTCCAGCGCGTATCCCAGCGGATCACGGACATCGGGCGGGCAGAGGACGTGCTTACGGCCTCGGCCGTCGAGATCGAGTTCCGCGAGCAGGTCGCGTTCGAGGTCTACGTGACCGACGGCAAGGGAGACCTTCAGCTCGACCAGATCACGATGGACGCGATGGTACTCTTTGCCGGGAAGAGCTGGCAGCCGGCGACGATCGCAGGCGTTCGCTTCCTCGTCGACGGCTCGAGCGAGTCGACGGTAAGAGCGACGACGCCGTATCCGGATACGACCTTCGGCGCTCACCTGCGGTCGACGGTGATCGCGCCCTTCATGTACGAGTGGTCGGCTTCGTAGCCGTTTCCCGATCAGCCCCTGAGTTCTAGCGGCGTTCGCGCATTCACGCGCGGCGGCCCGGTGAGGAGTACCCAATGGGTTTCGAGCGCATCGTCATCGGTCCGGAGGTCACCTCGGGAGTCAACCCGGGCGCGGGCGTCATCTTCCCGCACACGAACTTCGGCTATGGCCGCCAGAGCCAGTTCGCGCAGTCGGCCGAGAACACCCCCGACCTGACGCCGCTCGCCTCGCGCGAGGTGGCCGCGGAGCAGGGAGGGGATATCAGCTTCGAGCTCAGGCTCGGCGTCATCAACGCGTACCTGAAGGGACTCTTCCTCTCGACCTTCAGCACGCCGCTCGCGATCGCCGGGACGATCAGCGTCACGGCCAGCGACAACTCGTTCAACGGAACGGGCATCTTCACCAACGTCCAGGTCGGTCAGTGGGTGATCCCGAAGAACCTCCACGCCGACGTGGACAACATCCCGCACCTGGTGCTCACGAAGCCGTCGAACGACAAGATCACGGTGGCGACCGACCTCCCGACGGATCGCGCCGGGAGCGGCGACGAGACCATGACCGGCTCCATGATCCGCCGCGGCGGCTCGGGCTGGACGCCCTCCGAGACCACCTACGCGATCGAGAAGCAGTTTCGGCAGGGCGGGCTCTACTCGACCGACGAGAAGTACAAGGTCTCGCTCTTCAACTGGGTCAACTCGATGCGCTTCGGAGCCGTCGTTCGGCAGATCCTGACCGGCTCGCTGAGCTTCATCGGCCGCCCGGAGTCTGCCGCCGCGAAGATCATCGACCCGGTGCACGGCGTCCCGCGCTTCTACGAGGGGACGTTCGCGACGACGAGCACGCTGCGGAAGACCGAGATCAACTTCGAGTGGAACAACAACTTCCAGGGCGATCTCGATCTCGGCTCGCTCACGATCGACTCGGTCTCGAAGGCGCCGCCCACGGTATCGGCGACGGTGAGCGTGAACCGGGCTAGCCAGAACGCCTTCACGCTGCTCGACAAGATCGGGACGCTCTCGAAGGTGGCGTGGATGTACGAGGACCTGCTGGGGCAGAAGATGATGGTGACGCTCCCCGCGGTGAACGTGCAGCCGGGTCCGATCGGAGTTCAGTCGAGCACGGGGACGCGCGTCGATTCCGTCCGCTTCGTCGCCGAGGTGGACGACGACTCGACGTCGCCCCACTACCTCGTGGGCGCCCAGATCGACTATTGGGCCGCTCCCTGATCCCAGCTCTTCCTGAGTCTGCGCGCCGCGGATCCCCTCCGCGAGCGTGGCTGCATCGTGGAGAAGCCGGGAGCAGCCCGGCCGGCGCGCACCCGTTCGGGCGAGCAGCCACGCCAGAAGGAGTGTCCGTGAAGCCCGAAGACCTTCAGAACGAGATCGCCCTCGAAGACGACGGCGTATGGATCCGCCTCGAGGTGAAGCCGGGGCGCTGGATGCGGGTGCGCCTGCGCGCCCAGCAGAGCGACGAGGTCCAGCGCGCGTTTCGGCAGGCTACGGCGCGCTTCCGCGTCCAGCTCGATTCGAAGAAGACCGACCCGGAGTCTCAGGCGGCGCGCGACCGCGCGATCGTCTGCAGGCTCTACATGATGCTGCGCGCGGCCGTGATCGAGATCGAGGACTTCGATCTCAAGTCCTACGCCGACGAAATCTTCGCGTTCCCGCCGCTCGATACGGACGAGCCCGACCTAGCGCAGCGCAAGTGGGGGAAGCTCCGCACGGCGCTCCTCAAGGGCTGGGAGGTCTGGGACCAGCAGGCCGCGGAGGTGCTCGCCGAAGCGGGAAAAGGGCAGCCGCCGCTGTTCGAGGACGCCTAGCGCTTCACGCGCTCCCCGAGTCGGCGCGGCTCCTGGCGCTCGCAGAGGCCGAGGACCCGAGCCTGCTGCCGCCCGGCGAGGAGCTGAGCCCCGAGGTCGTGGCCCAGCAGGCGCTCGCCGAGTCGCCGATGGGTCAGATGCTCGTCGAGCTTCACGCGCTCGCGCGCCAGGGGACGTCCGGCGACCAGCCCGTGCCGCCCGAGCGCTACGAGGCGGTGCTGAGGATGAGCGGGCTCGCGGGGCGCGTGCTCGAGCTACTGCCGTCGCTCTACGAGATCGACCGCGAGTGGATGGCGGGAGCCGCCGAGATCCGGAAGCAGCGCCTAGAAGCGGCGAAGGACGAGCGTAGTGCCTGACGTTCGCTACTCGATCGACGCTTCCGGGGCCGACGCCGGGTATCGTGCGTTTGCGGCCGCGGCCCAGAAGATCGTCGCCGAGGCGTCGGCTGCCGCGCGCTCGGTGGCGTCCCTCGATGCGTCGTTCAAGTCGCTCGGCGCGGGCGGCGGCGCCGGGCTCGCGCAGCAGGCACAGGCGATCACGTCGTCGCTTCGCCAGCAGGCACAGGCGCACCAGGGCGTCGTGACCTCGGCGCGGGCGGCGACGGACGCCGAGCGAGAGCTGACGCGGCAGATCAACGCCGGTATTACGGCCCTCTCGACGCTGGGCGGTCAGTGGCGCGCCTACGCGCAGACCGAGCGCGACTCGATCCGCCGCGCCAAGGCGATGGGCGACGAGATCAACCAGGTCGAGGTCCTGGCGCGCGTCCAGCGCCAGCTGGCGCTTTCGGCCGCCGAGCCGTCGCGGGTCTTCAGCACGCAGGCCGTCGTCGCGCGCGACCTGCGCGTGAACATGGCCGGCCTCGCCGACCAGATGCTCGCCGTGGCGGCGTCGAGCAACTCGGCGCTCGCACCGCTGCTCAACATCTCGTCGGCGGTCAAGCAGATCCGCGCTGCGATGGCCTCTTCCGGCCTCTTCGGCGGGGGCGCTGTCGGAGGCGGCTCCTGGCTCGATCGGTTCGGAGCCGGCAGCGGAATCCTGAGCGCCGTCACGCTCTCCGAGATCGCTGTGGCCGCCGGGGCTGCGGCGGCTGGGATCGGTCTCATAGCCGCGGCGCTTCACGAGGCGGCGCAGGCGCAGCGCGAAGTCGCGAAGATCGACGCCGTGATCCGTGCCACGGGTGCTGCCGCAGGGTTCACCGCAGGGCAGGTCGACGACCTTACCGATTCCGTCGCGATGGCGACCGGGCAGAGCGCAGAGGCGATCAAGAACGCTGCGACAAGGCTACTCACCTTCTCGTCGATTGCCGGCGACACCTTCGAGCGGACGCTGCGGGCGGCGAGCGATCTCGGCGAAGTGTTCGGATCTACCGAGTCGGCGGCCCTCGCGCTCGGGAAGGCGCTCGAAAGCCCGGCCGAAGGGCTTGGTGCGCTCCAGCGCGTGGGAGTTCGCTTCACGGCGGCCCAGCGCGACCAGATCCAGGCGCTCGTCGATAGCGGTCGCGAACTCGAGGCCCAGTCCCTGATCCTCGACGTAGTCGAAGGGAAGGTGCAGGGCGTCGCCACGGCGGCCGGCCAGACGCTCGTCGGGGCCTACAACCGGCTGAAGGTCGCGGGTCAGGAGTGGCTCGAAGAGGCTGGCAAGCAGACGGGCCTCATCGGGACGCTCACGGGGCTCATGAACAAGCTCGCCGACGCGGCGATCAACGCTGCGAAGGCAATGGGCGAGCAGTCGCGGGCGGCGATCGAGAGCCGGCTAGAGCAGGCCCGGTCCGGCACGGGCGAGTTCGCGGGGCTCGATCCTGGGAGCCGCGAGCCGATCGTGAAGCGCCTAGAGGCCGAGGCCGCCGCGGCGCGGAGTCGGGCCTTCGACGAGGCGTTTACGCGCTCGGCGGCGAACACCGCGGCGCTCGCCGAGTCGCAGCAGAAGGCCGTCGAGTCGGGCCAGAAGCTCGTCGAGACGTGGGTGCAGTCGGCGAAGGCCGCCGCGCACTACCGGAAGGTGGTCGCCGATACCGCCGCAGCCGTGGCCTCCGGTGGGATCTCCGAGCAGCAGGCCGGCGCGATCATCGACGCGGCGCGCGAGAAGATCTTCGGCAAGGCCGAGGCCGAGACGAAGGCAGCCGAGTCCACGGGGACGCATACGGCGGCGATTCGCAAGCAGACGGTCGAGATCGAGAAGAACGCCTCTGCGCAGGCCGCTGCGGCGCGGGCCTCGGATTCGGTGCTCTCGAACCTTCAGCAGCAGCTCGCCGACCGCCAGGAGGAGCTGAACGCCGCGAAGCAGGGGACGGCGGCGCTCGAGGCGCTGAATCGCCAGCGCTTCATCGAGGAGCAAGAGCTGACGGCCGTCGCCCGCGCGCTCGAGGCCGGGAAGCAGATCCGCGCCGACGAGCTCGACGCGATCGAGCAGACGGCTGGCGCCCTCTACGATGCGAATCAGGCCATGAAGGACGTGGGTGCGACGGCGCCGGACACGGCGAAGCTCGCCCAGGAGCCGTTTCTTCAGGCCGCGCGCAACATCCAGGACGCCTTCGGCGAGACCTTCAAGGACATCTTTACGAACGGGCTCGACTCGTTCTCCGATCTCGGCTCGAAGATCCAGGCGATCTTCGTGGACCTGGCCGCCCAGATCGCCGCGCTGCTCGTCTTCCGGCCGCAGGTGATTTCGCAGGCTGGCGGGCTCGGTTCGGTGCTCGGGAACCTGGTCACAGGGCAGGCACCGGGAACGGCCGGAGGGGCTGGCGGGATCTTCAGCGGCGCCGGCAACTGGCTCTCTAGCATCGGCAGCATCTTCGGACTCGGCGGAGCAGGCCAGGTGGCGATCCCCGGTGTCGGGACCGTCCCGCTGCCGGGTTTCCCGGGCGGCTCCGCAGGCGTTGGCCTGTCCGGAGCGCTCGGCTTCGCCGGCCTCGGAATCGGGATCGGGTCGGTCATCTCGAACCTCGTCTCGGGCATGTTCTCCGAGGGCCTGCAGGCGCGTAACCAGCAGGTTGCCAACTGGGTGAACTTCGGCATCCCGAGCCTCGGGACGCTGATCGTCGCAGCCCTCATCGGCGACGAGAAGATCGACTTCCCCGAGCTCCAGCTTGGGACCGCTGCGCCTGGGTCGGACCTCGCGCAGTTCTCGAAGCAGTTCGGACTCTCCGGACCGTTCGGGCTCGTCGGGGCCGCTGCGCGCGGGACGAGCGGCGGAGATATCAGCCGTGGATCCATCACGAGCATCGTCCGAGGAATCGTCGGGCTAGACAAGAACGTCGCCCAGTTCCTCTCGCCGACCGAGATCGAGGGCGCCTCGACGGCGCTCCAGAGCAGTCTCGGATTCCAGGTGACCGAGCTCAACAAGAGCACCGCGAAGGAGCTGTTCCCGGTCCTCGTCGACCGCATCAACACGATCTTCCAGGGGGCCTTCGGTGCCGCGGGGATCACGAGCGCGCAGGCGCGGGACGAGTTCGGCGTATCGACCGACGTACTGAAGGCATTCGAGAAGCGCGGGATTGCGCTCACCGGCCCCGTGGCCCAG